ACGGCGCTTGTCTCTATCCGAGGGACGTTGTCTTATCGGAACCACCCTATACAATATGGGCTGGCTCAAGAATGAGATCTACGATCCCTGGATGCGTGGCGCCAAAGACATCGACGTCATCCAATTCGCTAGTATTCTCAACCCTGCTTTTCCCATAAGTGAGTTCGAGCGGATGCAGGGCAAGATGCAGGACTGGCGCTTCCAGATGTTTTATATGGGCCAGTACAGCACGCCGCCATCGATGATATACGGGTGCGTGGAGGCGGATCACTGGATCGAGCCGTTCGAGATACCATTCCACTGGCCGGTGATATGTGGGGTAGATCCATCTGGTGGACACTGTGGTACACTATGGCTGGCACAAAACCCACAGAGCGGCGACTGGGTTGCTTTCAGGGAGACCTTCGACCACGATAAGACGACCAGTGAGAACGTGACAGCCGCAAAAGAGTTGCAAACCGCAGGTCACCAGACGGAATTTGTGGGAGGCGGCCCCTCAGAGACACAGGAACGCCGTGACTGGTCGGATAATGGCATACAATTGCAAAAGCCGAGTGTGATGGGCGTCGATGCGGGTATTGATCGCGCAGTAAGTTTATTTAAGCGGATGCAATTGTTTCTCTTCAATGATCTACGGATGCTGAGAGATGAGATCGGCAGTTACAGACGCAAGACAGACGAGAACGGAAACCCAACTGCCGACATCATGGATAAGCGCAGGTATCATATATTGGATTGCTTGAGAGCGGCGGCGGTACAGATTGAACAACAACCAGATGGGGCGATGCCGAATTTTCTGAGTACATATCGGGGGACCTAGAAGATGCCAGGAAGAAAGATGACTGAGGAAGAACGAGTAGAAGCTTTCTGGAGCAAAGTCAACAAGGAGACTGGTGCGTGCTGGTGGTGGACTGCGTCGCAGCGCGGCGGATACGGGGGCTTTTGGGACGGAGCCAGGATGATTGGCGCACATTGTTACTCCTGGGAACAAGAGAACGGTCCGATTCCGGACGGTATGTGCATCTGCCATCACTGTGATAACGGACTTTGTGTAAACCCAGACCACCTATTCCTTGGCACACACCAGGATAATATGAGGGATGCCTCTCGCAAGGGCAGGATGTATCCCCAACAGGGTGAAGAGAACTCCCGCTCTGTACTCACGGATGATGCCGTCTGTTCTATGCGGGCCGAGTATGCTGCCGGTGGGACCACCCACGAGAAGTTGGCTGCGAAGCACGGTGTGAGCCTATCGGTGGCACATGCGGCCATTCAGGGTAAGACCTGGAAGCATGTGGAGTAATTCATGAGACCGACTCAAATAGTCTTCAATGAGAAGTACCTTTTCTCAGACACCCCCTACGAGAGTGATGACTTTGGGAAATCCGAGGCGAGGCGACTACGCTATTCTCTTTATTGGAAGATGTATCAACGCGGCTCATACCGGAAGGACGTCAGCATCTGGGCGCAGGCCAGGCTCACGAACCAGAGCCTCTATAGAGCTATTCGCTCCATCTATGGACCTGCGTACCGCCTGGGTGAGTTTGGTAAGATGTACTTGTGGGGAGGCCAGCTCGATCCGGCTGCCGGGGATGGTGCGGAAGTCCCGAGCGCACTCCCGATAATCACCGATAACGAGAACATACGCCCGTTCATTTCTCGGGTGTGGACCTGGAGTAACTGGAAAACACAGAAGGACATTGTCAGCCTCCAGGGAACTATTCTCGGAGATGTCTTCATTAGGGTGGTGGATGCTGCCAAGGCAGGGAAGATCTACTTCGAAGTTGTGCATCCTAGCGTCGTAGAGGAGATCACAGAGGACGTTTGGGGGAACATAAAGGGCTATACAATCACCTTCCCGGCCAAGCACCCGGACTCCGGCCTGGATGTTGTGTTCAAGGAGGTCTGCGAGCGGTCGGGCGACAAGGTCTTGTACTCGACCTACGCAGACAGAGAGCTTTATGCCTGGAATGGGGTTGCGGCTGAGTGGTCAGAGGAGTATGGTTTCATCCCGATGATACACATTCAACACAATGATATTGGTGTTGGGTGGGGGCTCAGTGAACTGCACGCTGCCAGGACGAAGATCCAGGAGATGGACGACGTCGCATCCGTGGTCACCGACCGCATAAGGCGGATGATGAAGAGTGGCTGGATGTTCTCCGGTTATAATCCTCCAGCGGATAGTCGGACCACGGCAACGATAGTAGTTCCGAGTAGGTTTGCGAGTATGTCGGTCGAGGAGAGGCGGGATACACCAGATCCCATCCGCGAAGATGAGCCCATGCTCCTGGCCAGTGATCCAAATGCACGTCCCTGGCCGCTGGTGGCACCGTCAGACATTGAGGGCGCTGTAGGGCATATCACCGCCATCATGGAGGAATTGGAGAGGGACTATCCCGAGCTGAAGTTCGAGATAACGAGGGCCGGTGGGGATGCGTCCGGCACGGCCCTGAGAATTGCCAGAAAGCCAGCCGAGACCAAAGTGGTGCAACGGCGCGCCAATTACGACGATCCTTTTGTGCGAGTGCAGCAGATGGCACTCTCTATTGGTGGGTACCGAGGGATCTTCCCGGGCATCAACCTGGATACCTTCGGTGCTGGTGGGTTGGACCATACTATCGGCGCCCGGCCAGTGTTCCAGACTGATGAGGTCGAAGAGAACGAGATAAGCCGGACGTTCTGGGAAGCCGCGAAAGCTGCAAAGAGCGCTGGTTTGAATTTGTTGATTTATCTTCGTCGAGCCGGTTGGTCCGAGGAAGATTTGGCGGAAGTAAGAAGCGATCTCGAGGCCGAGGATGCAAGAAACGACTTCGAGACACAACAGAGGCAGGAGGTCGTAGATGATGACCAAGGTAGCTGAGTTGACTCAGGAAGCATTGGACAAACTGGAGGCCGACAATGAGGGTTTGCGCACTCAGATCAGTAAGGTGAACGCCGAGTCCGCAGAACGTCGGGTAAAGCTAAAGTCTCTGGAAGAGGAGAAAGTGGAGAAGGATAAGGCCGCTCTCTCCGAAACGGAGAAACTCCAGGCCAAGGTAGCTGCAATCGAATCTGAACAGGCGGCAACCAAGGCAGAGAATGAGGTCACGAAGAAGCAACTGGAAGCGGAGAGAATCCGCACAGCCGTGCTTGAGAAGGCACGGGAGTTGGGATTTGCCAATACAGAGGATGCGTTCGCCCTGATCGACTTATCAAAGGTTGAGGTAATCGATGATAAGATCTCCGGGTTTGAGAAATTGTTAGAAGACCTCGCCGAGAGTGGCAGGCTTGTAATGGGAGGCGGGCAGGGTGACAGTCCTGGTACACTGACAGTTAAGCAAGTCAAGAAGTCAAGCGAAAAACTACAACCAGGCGACCTCACTGAGGACGGTAGGCGCGTCGCGAAGGTTTCCTGGTAATTCTAGGAGGTTGATGTGGCTGCAAATCTAACAATCGTTACAACTGATGTTCACCCGGTGGAGATTACAGAGCAGTTCACCGGGCAGTCCCATGAGACCGTTGACCGTGGCGAAGTTGTGTACTATGTTGCTGCGACTGGGCTCATGGGGCTCGCCGACAAGGGTGAGTCCGCTCCGCTGAACCGTCCCGCTGGCATCGCGTTTGCAGACGGTTATGAGGCGAACATCACAATCACGTGCCTCAAGAAGGGCCTGCTGGACGTGGGCGATGCTCTATCCGGCCTGAACTATGGGGTTCCTCTCTACTTGAGCGACACTGCCGGTAAGATCTACGACTCCGATCCGGGCAGTTCCACTGTCCTCGGGTACGTGGTTCCTGCACCGCACGGCACCGGCACCGCCGACAAATTGATAAGCGTCGATCTGTAGAGGTCGATAATTTTCTTAGGAGGTTGAAATGGCTAATAACGATCTGGCCTATGGGTTTACTTCCATACGCCATCTTATAGACCAAAGAGTCACCGAAGTCGGTGCGAGTACCATCTACGACGCGGTGGTGGAATCTGCTGCTGAGCATACGCGGCAGATCAACGCTCTTCTGAGCTCGATGGTCTTTCGCGTCACACGAAGATCTGACCGCTACGTCCTGGCCAAGGGCGGTAGCTTGCAACCATTGGACGAGTGGGGCAACCCGCTGCCCGTGGTTATGGAAGGCTACTACGACGTTGCGTATCCCATCCTTGGCGGTGGTACTGCCTGGGGAACGAGCCGCGTCGCTCGTCAGTTGATGACGGTGGAGGAAGCGAATCAACATACCCTCCAGGCGCTTCAATGGGACGCCGACTGGCTGCGGAAGCACTTACTGTGCGCGATCCTGGACAAGGCTACTTGGACGTTCGACGAATCTCCGAGCGACCTCACGATCCAGTGTCTCGCGAACGGAGACTCCGTCACTTACGTCAAGAAAGGCACGTCTACACCGGCCACCGACAATCACTACCTGGCTCAGACTGCGGCTATCGCTGATGCAACTAACCCGTTCGCCGCTATTTACACCGAGCTGATGGAGCACTCCTCGAACCGAGGTCCCGTGGTTGTCTACAACGCGGCAAACGTCAGCGATGACATCACCGGCCTGACCAATTTCGTACCGGTCGGCGACCCTGATCTGAATTACGGGATCGGGGCCACGCAAATCTCTGCCAGCATCGAGAAAGTCCGTGGTGTCGGCCAGGAAGTGTTGGGCAAGATCGACCGCTGCTGGATAGTCGAGTGGGGCGAATTGCCGGATGACTACATGATCGCCCAGGCGATTGGCACCGGTGCTTTCATGGCGATGCGTGAGTATCCCTCCGCTGCGCTTCAGGGTTTCTTCCCCGAGCAGGATGTTGCAGAGGGTCGCACACTCAACAAGTTGCTGCGCTATGCTGGTTTCGGCGTGGCCAATCGTATAGCTGCATTGGCTTTCTTCGTGGAAGCGGGCGACACGACCTACGACACGCCCTCTGGCTACGATCGACCAATCGTCGAATAGGGGAGGTGAGAAATGTTACAGCAACCGTTTGAACATGTAGTAACCAAACGATTGACCGTGGACCACGGCGCTGTCGTAAACGGCGGGCTGATTGTCGATGGAGCACCTATGTTCTTGACTCTCGACCGTGACGCTGTGATCTTCTATCGCGATCCATCGGCTGGTGATGACACCTACGACGGCTCCCGTGACCATCCGGTGTTGACTATGACCCAAGCCCTGGCGTTGACCGTCGATGGGCGTGGCGATGTCATCGTCTGTTTTCGTGGCGGTGAGGAAGTCACAGAAACCGTGGAATTTAATAAGGCGGGAGTTACTGTCATCGCCGTCGATGCCGGATTGAACCCGCTCTTCAGGGGGGAGTACTTCTCCCTATATGCCAACGCGAGCTTTACGGATGGCCCAGTGGCAACCATCACCGAACGCTGCACGATCATCGGTATGGGCTTTGCCTCCAAAGATGCTGGAACGTTGTTCTACGATGGCGCGGCTATGCTCATCGGTGGAGACGCTGACGCGACTCCCTATGGAGTACATCTCATTGGGTGCCGGTTCCCGAAGTGGAACTTCACTAACCGAATGGGTATTGGTATCGAGGGGAGTACCGACGTACTCATCGAGGCGTGCAGCTTCGAGGGTGTAGGCTCTGCTTTCGCGACCGGCGTCTACGTCCAGGGAGCGACCCAGAACTTGGAGATACGAGGCTGCCGCTTCCGACAGTGTACCCACGCAATCACCCACGGCGCTTTTGCTGGTGGTGGCCCGCACTGCATCTACAAGGACAATGTGATAGAAGATGGCAAGTTGCTCAACTCAGATAGTAAACCGGCGACTGGCCTCATCACCAACAACTTCTTGGAGACTGCCGTGGGCACAGCGTCGTTCGATGTCAACTACGCCGCATTGGCTGCCCTGGGGCTGTACTGCTCAGGCAACCATTACGCAGAAGCAGACTAACGGAAAGTACACTTTTGAGACGTTTGTGACACATGGATTGCAAACGTCTCAAGAGTGGTTTCACGTGTGGAGGTGAAGTATGGCATCACGTGCAAATGTAGAGAATGTCGTCATACACCGCCTGGGCGCTTTGATGGCCAAGGCGGGGTTTGATGGCACCACAGTTGACGGTACCAATGCCGATCTCAACCAGCCCATCAGTTGGGCGGTGCATCAGGTGGAAGGGGACGTCGCGGACGTTTCAACAGCCACCGACGCTGAAGTTGTGGCAGTAGCGGACGCCTCTGTGGATGAGCTGCTCGACTACGCGGAACTCAAGGCGGCAGAAGACACCCTCGGGAACCTTGATGATGTGGACACCACTGTGGGACCCGTCAAGGAAGCGCTCAGCCAACTCGCCAAGTTACTGGAAAAGCGCATCGAGACAATCCAGAAGCGGGTGGAGCGCCTGTATGGGCACGGAACATCTGATGGCTATGGGGTGATGACGCTAAACATCGCTCAACACGGGGATGATGACTGATGGACGCATTCCTGACGGCCACCTGCGATCATTGGAATAACCCAACTGGTCTGGAGGATGGGCTAGTTGAGGTAGCCACAGGCATTACCTGCACCCCCATTCACCCAGCGGACAACACTCTGTCACAGGGCATAGCTCTCGAAGAACCTTTCATGCTGAGGCAGACGTTCACCGAATACACTGCCTTTGCTCCCGGGGATAGGCTCATCTCTGGTGGCGTCACTTTCACGGTGAAGTCCGTACATTCGTGGGCCGCGCAAGGTGGGTTGGGCGCATACTACCACATTCTGGTGGAGCAAGATGGCAGTTAGGCTCGTCGGTGCGATGAAGATCCGCCTGGCCCTGGAAGGGGTAGCTGACCGCATAAGGGATACTGCAATTGCTGCGGGGATCCTGGAGTCCATCTTGAGGCGCACCGTCCCTGTACGCACCGGGTACCTCAAGTCAACAATCTACACTGAGTACGACGTGGTTGGTGCATATGCGGACTATGCTGGCATCGTGGAAGAGCGGGTGCATTATGGCCAGGCAGCGATTGACGCCTTCCTGATAGAAGACTACGCGGACGCAGTGGTGGAGCCATTCTAGAATGACAAGAAAAACTGTACGCGAAGCATTAGCAGCACTCTTCGTTGCGGAGGGTAGTTTCACGGGTGGAGTTAACGCATACCGTCCTGCGAGTCTCGGCACGAAGACCAAGGTGCTCAATATCTATTCTCAGGGAACCGCCGAGAAGATGGAGAGCTATTCCAACAACCACGGTCTCTACACATTCGCCCTGGATGTGATGGTGGAGGACGAGCGTGTGGAAGGTACGGAGGATATTCTGGATACTCTTCATGAAGTCGTCCGCTCGGTGGTGCGCACGAACGTGGGAAATGCCAATTGGGACGCCCTCAGCCTTGAGGCTCCTTCCGTGGCATCTTTCGTAAAGGATTCCGGCGGCGTTCCATATCGGTTGGAGCGCCATTCGTTGCTAGTTAAAGAAGCTAGATAGGAGTTAAGAAATGACCGCAAGATCGAGACGTTGGACAGGCGTTGGTTTGCAAGGAAGTGTGGGGAGTGCGGTTGTCGTTGACACCAACCTCCGCGCCCTTTGCACGCTCAAGCCTGTTGCGGATAAGCGAATTCCGCAGGAGGACATCGGGCAACATGGACCAGGCCGCAACTACATAGGGAGCGTTCACGGCGAAGGTGCTCTGACGATGGACGCCACCTACGAGCAAATTCTCTATCCGCTCTGGATGGCGATGGGCTACGTTGCTCCGAGTAGCGGAAACGGAGCACCATATACCTGGGCGTGGAGCCTGGGTTTCAGGACCGACCCAATCAGCCTCATATCCCCCTTCACTATAGAGTACATCGATGCCGGTCCCAGTAACGGCGGTGGAGACGGTGGTGGTACATACGTCGTCCGGGTCGTAGATGCCTTCGCGACTGCCCTGACGATCTCTGGAGAGGCTGGTGGTAGCTGGCAAGTCGAAGCTGCGCTTTCGGGTAGAGTAATCGACCTAC